AAGCAACAAAGGTGTAAACATCGACGTATCAATGTTTGATCTAAAATTACAACCTCCACAAAACTTTGCAAGCTATCGTCAAGCAGAACTTGATAGTAATAGAATTGCTACATTTACACAAATGCAACAAGTTCCGTTTATGTCAAACAGATTTGCATTGAGTCGTTTCTTAGGACTAAGCAAAGAAGAAATTGCAGAAAACGAAAGACTATGGCGTGAAGAAAATGATGAGAATTTTGCAGTTGATGGTCAAAATGCAGATGCTAGTATGAGAGATGCTGGTATTACAGGAGCAGATATAAGTGCAGATTTAGGAGCAGCCGAAGGTGATTTAGCACCTGAGGATATGGAAGCACCTGCCGAAGGAGACGTAACCGCTCCTGAAGAAACAGCGCCGGGAGTATAAATATTACTATGATAATAAGAGAATTATATTATTTTGACAAAGACACAATGGAACCAGTTGAGGACAACAGGTATGAAGCGTCTGATGACGATAGCATTGTAAGTATCACTGACACAAGAAAAACTAGACTAACATTAAAAGATATTAATAAAGCTAGACGTGCAGACGATATACATAGAAAAGAAAAAAGCAAAGACTTAATACAAGTTCGTTCAATGTACGGATTAGCTGCACAAGAACCAATGGCATAAAGAGGTAAGGTTGTCTAAAACATACATTGCTGGCGAAACAAAAGAACAAAGAAAAATACGAAAACGCCAAGAAAAAGGGTTACCGACTAATATTATTACTAAACCAGTTACTACTCCTGCAGTTGTAACTAAAACTCTTACTGTCTTTGATAATAACAATAAAGAAACAGTAAAAGATATTTCATTTGTTTTAGGGAACGGTGTTAGTAGAGCTTCTATACCGCCAGCACATTTAAAAACACATGGAAAAGTATACGGATGCAATGCATTATACAGATCTTTTAAACCTGATTACTTAATTGCAGTTGATACAAAAATGATAAGAGAGATAACCACAGCGGGATATCATCGAGATAATCAAGTATGGACTAACCCTAATAAATTTTCAAGAGAGATATCCGGATTGAATTTATTTCAACCTAACTTAGGATGGAGTAGTGGACCTAGTGCATTAAATTTAGCAAGTATGCATTCTTATAATACAATTTACATATTAGGATTTGATTATACGGGTATTGGAAGAAAACAGGAATTAGTTAATAATTTATATTCAGGTACGTTAAATTACAAAAAAGAAAATGAAAGATCTACGTATTTTGGAAATTGGAGTAGACAAACAAGCATTTGTATAAAGAAGTTTCCTAAGATAAAGTATATTCGTTTAGTAGAAAACATAAATAGTTTTATACCAGAACACTTAATCGGAATTGAGAATTTAACACACATAACACTTGAAAATTTTAAGAAAAGATTCAACCTTGAGTAATAAAATTACAAAATAGGCTCGTTTGAGCCTATTTCTACGCACTTTTATAAATAAAGTGTAAATATACTAGACAGCCTTACTAACACATATAGGAGATAGACATGACTGATCGTAACAAGTTTGAAGAAATGCTTGAGCGTCTTGTAAATGAAGACCGTGCAGGTGCAGAAGAATTATTCCACGAGATTGTAGTAGAAAAATCACGTGAGATTTATCAAAACATTATTGAGTCTGAAGACCAAGAAGAAGATGACGAAGAAGTAGAAGAGTCAGCAGACGAAGAGTCAGCAGACGAAGATCTTGATGAATCATCAGAAGAAGATGATTTAGATGAATCAGAAGAAGATGAACTAGACGAAATGTTTGGTTTAGATGAATTTGAAGTAGAAGCAGATCCAATGATGGGTGGCGATGAAACTGACGACATGATAGGCGATGTTGAAATGCCTGCTATGGACGGCGAAGATGGCGGCGAAGGCGATGTTGAAGATCGTGTAGCTGATCTAGAAGATGCATTAGACTCGTTAAAAGCAGAATTTGAAGCACTAATGGCCGACGAAGCTGGCGAAGAAGATCACAGCGACATGGACATGGACGACGAAGACAGCGAAGAAGCTGATGACGAAGAAGCTGATGACGAAGAAGCTGAAGAATCATTTGTTCCACAGTTTGAAAACAAAAGTAAACAATCTTCAACTGAGCAAATGCGTGAATATGTTGAAAAAGTAACAGCAAAAATGGGCGACAACGGTGCAAGCACAACGTCAACTGTAGCTAAACCAAACAACATGGGCGGAACATCTGCTAACATCGCAAAAGGCGGAACAGCAGATACCAAAGGAACAGCTGGTGGCTTAGCAAGTAATAAACCACAAGTAATGAATACCAAGAACGTAAACGTTGTTGGTGCTAAGGGCGCGACAAAAATGTCAAGCCAACCTGGTCACGGCGCTGAGAAAAAGGGCAAACCAGAGACTGCTGCTAATACTAAAAGTATTGTCGGCAAATAATTAAGGACAAGCGGATGTATGCACTACGCGAAAATTTGAGTTTCGACCAGGCTAGGATAGTCGTTGAGTCTGCTGATGAAGGCAAAAACCTTTACATGAAGGGTATTTGCATTCAAGGCGGAGTACGCAACGCTAACCAGCGTGTTTATCCCGTAAATGAGATTGGCAGGGCTGTCACCACACTTAACGACCAGATAGCCGGCGGGTACTCAGTGCTTGGCGAAGTGGATCATCCAGAAGGCCTTAATATTAATCTTGACCGTGTAAGCCATATGATTACAGAAATGTGGATGGAAGGACCAAACGGTTATGGTAAACTAAAAATACTACCAACACCGATGGGACAACTAGTTAAAACAATGCTGGAAAGCGGAGTTAAACTAGGAGTCTCATCGCGTGGTAGCGGCAATGTCAAAGATGATGGCAGTGGCGAAGTAAGCGAATTTGAGATAATCACTGTAGACGTAGTTGCACAACCAAGTGCGCCCGGCGCTTATCCTACACCAATTTACGAACACCTAATGAATGAAAAAGGTGGATACAAGGCATTTCTCACATCAAGAGAAGTTACAGGCGACAAAAAGGCACAGAAATATATTGCAGAGAGCTTATTAACCATAATAAGCAGGCTCCAATAAAAGGAGAAAATAATGGAAGCACTAAGAGCCCTTTTAGAGAGTGATGCAGTTTCAGAAGCAATGAAAACTGAAATACAAGAAGCATGGGATGTAAGAGTTAAAGAAAATAAACTTGCTGTAACATCCGAGCTTCGTGAAGAGTTTGCTAAAAAATACGAACACGACAAAGGTGTTATGATTGAAGCAATTGATGCGATGATTGGCGATAAACTTGCTGAAGAAATGGCAGAATTTCACGAAGACCGTAAGCAACTTGCGGAAGCAAAAGCAAAATATGCAATAGCTATGAAAGAAAATTCAAATCTATTAAAAAGATTTGTAAGTGAATCATTAGTTAAAGAAGTTTCAGAACTACACGAGGATCAAAAAATGATGGCAACCAAGTTTGGTGTGCTTGAAGATTTTGTTGTAGAACAACTTGCTAAAGAACTTGCAGAGTTCCAAGAAGATAAAAAAGATCTAGCCGAAACAAAAGTACGTCTAGTACGTGAAGCTAAATCACACTTCGCTAAAGTTAAACAAAACTTTATCGAAAGAAGTGCAAAAGCAGTATCCGAAACAGTTGCGAAAGGTCTACGCTCAGAGATTTCACAACTTAAAGAAGATATTGACACAGCACGTAGTAACGACTTTGGTAGAAAGATTTTTGAAGCATTTGCAGGTGAGTATTTAAATAGTCATCTAAATGAAAAATCAGAAACCAATAAACTATTAAAAGTTTTAGAAACAAAAGATAAGCAACTACAAGAAGCTAAATCTATTGTAATTAAAGCAAGAACTATTGTTGAATCAAAAGACGCACAAGTTAAGAGTTTAGTAGAATCACAAGAACGTTCAAAAGTAATGAACGAGTTGACTGCGCCGTTAAGCAAAGATCAACGCGAAATTATGACAGACTTACTGGAATCAGTTCAAACTAATAGACTACGTCTATCGTTTGAAAAATACCTACCAGCAGTTATTGATGGTAATTCTCCAGCGAAGCAGAAGGCAATTTTATCAGAAGGCAAAGAAATCACAGGCAATAGAGAAACTAGTTCGAATTTAAAAGCAGATGACAGTAATGTATTAGACATCCGTCGTTTAGCTGGATTGAAATAAGGAGATAAAAATGTCAGAACTACTAGAAAGTCGCTGGCAGGAGACAAAAAGCGCCCTACTTGAAGGCCTAACAGGCAACAAAAAGCTGTTATGGCAACTACTCTTGAAAATACACGCAAGTATCTTTCAGAGAGTGCAACAGCTGGCGCTACTTCTGCAGGTAATATCGCAACTCTAAACAGAGTTATTCTACCGGTTATCCGCCGTGTTATGCCAACTGTTATTGCTAACGAGTTGGTTGGTGTACAACCAATGACTGGCCCAGTCGGTCAAATCCACACTCTACGTGTACGTTACTCTGATACATTCAGTGGTAGTACAGGTGGTAGTACAACAGCAGGCGAAGAAGCACTAAGCCCATTCAAAATTGCTGAA